GTGCTACCTAAACTTTCAAATAGATCTTTTAATGATTGGGTGCTACCACCCATATTGTTCACGGCTGATTGAACATCATTACCGGCCTTACGAACCTGATCACTAAAATCATTCAGTGATTTGACAGCTTCATCTAGATTCTTTTGAAAAAGCGTGGTATCAATGGTTAATGATACTGATAGGTCATTGGGTCCGGCCATCTTAGATTCCTAATTGTTTAATTCTACGAATAATTTCTTGCTTGGCAAAATCAATTGTGGGTTGACTCATACCTTGAGGTGCTTGTGTTGAACCACGCATTTGTCCATCTCTATATCCACGCCCTGCGTCTAACACAGCGGCGTATTGATAATTGGCATCGATAGTGCGATTGTTTCTAGTGGTACTGGCTCTAGCATTACCTGATTTAACAGGAGTGGTTTGTACAAACTTGTCATAGATGGCGGGCATAGCTTGATCAATCATTTGATTAAGCTGTGTTAAGGTAACAGTTAATTTTTTTACATCAACGGTCATTGTCATTTCTGATTTTCCTTACGAACCTTTTCCAACATCTTCAACATCTCAGCTTCACTTGGGCGAGGAGCACCTGTTGTTTTACCCTGGGCCTTATCATTCAAATATATTTGATGTTTCATTGCTACATCTAATACAAACAAATCGAATGTGTCGCCTCTTGTCAGTGCTTCACTGGGCAAACAATGATATCTTTCAGCTAGTCTATCTAGAGTTAAAACTAAAAGAGTATCCTTGTCGTCCCAATTGTGTTCCTCGCCTATTATTTTCCCAAGCTGGCAACAATCTTAGTAATGGCTCTCATTAGAACTGGACCTGGCAAACTGATTTCGTCAGTTAGAATTTCCTTACCATTTTCATCGAGAATCATACGACGCACAACCTCAAGCATAGCTTGGTTATCAGTACCTTGTGTACTGGCCAGCTTCATAAATGTTTGGATTGGTTGACGGTCATATGTCCAGAATTCCATTGGTTCTCCATAACTGGCAATGGTTTCTTGGTCGTCTAAGACTAGTTGAACTAGCTGTGGCTTTGCGGCAATTTGTGATAATTTCATATCTTTAGATCCTTGTTTCTGTTAATAACTGTATTGACCAATAGAAGGATGAAACTCATTCTATTAGTGGCTTTTTCTAAATCTTGTTTCGCACATCTCAGTTCACTCATTGCTTTGGCTAATTCAGGCAACATAGCTTCCACGAGATCATCTGAGCTTTTATCTAAAACATCCATAAATCTTCTCCTTCCATATATTTACCATACAAACGAAATAAGGGCTTGAAAAGCCCTTATTGTCGCATCTAATAATAGATTAGGTCACTGTACCAGTTGTGTTCTCAACTGTGTATTCACCAGAAACAACAATAGTCATTGGTGTTACCCAAACTGGAGCTGTTGCTGAAATTGCTGGTGCTAGAGCAGTAATGTAACCTTGACCTTGGATCAAATAATCATTTGTTGTTGATGATAAGTCTTGAACTTTAACTTCAAAAGCGATCTTGGTTTTGTTACGGCTTAGACCCATTAGACCTTGTGCTTGAACAGTACTACTTTGAGTTGTTCCTGATAATGTTGTTCCAAAGAATGTTGCTGGATCAACTACCAAGTTCATAGTGATATCGTTTGTTGCTGTTGTTGGTACAACATATTTGGCAGTTGAATCCAACTGTGGCCAAATGTGGGTATCATTGGCGTTTTTAACAACGATATCCATTAGTGCTGGTATTGCTAGGGGTGTTGACCCTAGTGCGGTACTACCGGTAGACACATCAATCTTAAGAGTGACCTGTCCTGGGGTACCTGGTGCTGGGTTAATATAACTCATTTTGTTTTCCTTTTATTGTGGTATTAATTTTACGAAGTGGAACAAGAACTCTGTAACCAATGCGTCTTCCATATAACGAGTCTGGACTGTGACCAAGCGTTGAGTTACCCCAACAGCTTCAACGGTCAATCTAGCATCTTTAATGGTCTGAACAATAGTTTCATAGTTCGGTAACACCTGCTTGGCATCTGTAACGAGGAACGCACGGATATTTGTATGTTCATTAGTGGCGCCGGTTCCATCAAGAGCATTTAGAGCAGTGATTTGATTCACTTGATCTACATCCACATAAATGTGTTTTTTGTTCTTGATATAAACTGGGTCGCGATCTGTTTCATACGGCAATGTAGTGGCCACTATCGCTGGCGATAGAACCTTCTTATTAGAATTCAGATAATCAACGATTGCTTGTCTCATCTTGTTCTATGTAACCTCATTGCTCCAGGTTTCTTTTCACTTGCGGTGATAGAACCCTGATTCAGTATGTCGTACCAATCACCAACATTGATCAATTCCTCGAACAACATTTGGTATTTCTGTTGGTAAAATCCAATCTTGGCACGCTCAGCATTATCTTCTTTGCTAAAATCAGCAATTTTAGGCAAGATGAAATAATAAAGTGCGTAAAAGACACAAAGATAAGTGAAATCTTGTTGTCTTACTAGGATTTGATTTGGATTAACATCTGGAACATCGCTAGCACTGGTAAAACTAGGGCTAACTGTTTCCTGTAGATATAAATCTCTCCACCAATCAGTGTATTTGATAGCATACAAGATTCGTTGAGTACTCTTGGTTAAAAGATCCTCAACGATATCATCCGTGAGGCCTTCGTTGTTCTCGAATAGACGCTGGTCCATATCGAGAACATCCTGATATTCGGCAAAACTTGTTACGGTTCCGCTGTTATTAGTAATGAAGGCCATCTCTAGTCCTTATTAGTTGATTTGAGCATCAGCTGTGATACGAACACCGTGTAGGTTGTTCAACACAGTAGCACCAGCAACAGCTTTCAATACTACATCAGTAGCACGGTAAGCTGGTAGATACAATGTGTTCATATCGATAGAACCACGCATTGCGTGACCCAAAGCTGTACGAGCAAACACAGCGTTGATACTATCTGTACCGCTCAATGTTACTAACGCACTTTCGTAAATCTCAACACCAGCGATTGTGCCAATGTAGAAACCACGCAATACATCATTACCTAAATCACTCAAGTTGCCCAACTGTGAACCAGCTGTAGCACCACTGTATGGCAATGTTGTTGTTAGGTTTTTCTTCAAGTTATAAGCTGTAGCTGGGTGAACAACAGCATAGAATGGACCTGTCAAACGAGCCTTACGCAATGTAGCGGCAGCTTTTAGGATATCTTGTACTGATAATTCGTGACCAGCACCACCTAGGTCATCATAGTAGTTGAAGTTTGTGAACTGACCAAATACTTGAGCGTCCATTGATTCAGCAATAGCACGACCTGATTGGTCACCCAACTGACTGAATACATCGCTGTAAGCAGAGTCACGGATCATATCTGTGATCTGATGATAAACCACGTGCTCTTGTAAGCTGATTGTGGCAGCGTTTGTATTTGTTTGGTGTGCTGGGCTTGCTGATTCATCAGTGATCAAGTCAGCAGTTACACGATCCCAAACTGGCACTTGTAAGTTCTTACCAGAGTGGATTGGAGCATCGAACACAGTAACTAATTGACGAGCTACTGATGTTTCATATGCTTGGTATTGCGCCTGAGTAACCAGGTTAGCAAACAGTTCGCTGTTAAGCGAGGTATTAATGTTTGATGGGTATGACATTTTAATGTTCCTTTAGTTTATATTTTTTTAAGAGCTTGATGTTGCGCCCATATCTTACGGTGCGCGGCTAGGCTCATATCTAATTTACTAATATCAATCCCATCACTAGGACCTTGATTGATATTAGACCTACTATTGACAGTAGCAGGAGTAGCCGACACAAAGTGCGGATTCGAATCTAAAAATTCGCGTACTAAATCGTCGACACCTAATGGTTCACCGCGGTCATTATAACGAACGGTTCCTCTATTATCTACCACTTCAACTTCACCATCATCATTTAATCGAACATTTGAACTTAATAATGCTTTTACCTGATCAGCGTTCACAGCACGGTATTTGGCAGCGGCACTGATAAGAGGACTATTAACTTTGTATTCTTTAATAATGTGGTCTCTCTTTTGGATCTCTTGATCCTTTTTATAAGCAAGTTCTTGTAGAGTCTTTTCAAACTCCCCACGCTTGAGTTGTTCAGCTTGACGGCGTTGTTCCGCTTCACTTTTCAACTGACGAAGTTCTTCTGGATCGCCCAAGTCCTCGTAAGGTTTGGTAATCTTTTTAGTGATACTTGACTTCATTCGAGCCATCATATCATCAACTTCTTTTTGTGTGTAAGACTTTGCTTCTTGTGCCTGGCTTTCACTAGCTTGTAGTGCCGCGTCAGTAGCGTTTTGTTGTGCTATGGTATTGTTATATGAGTCCATATTCCTCTCGCCTCCCTTTAGAGTATTAAATTGTATTTATTGATAGTGATTAAGAACCCATATCAAATGGCAGAATTAACCGCCTCTTCCTGACTTCTTCATTGGAACACTATGTGACATTGACGCACGAGTTCCGTGATAGTTCTTTTGTCCAGGTGCGGCACCTTTGCTACGAGCAATGGCACCAATAACACCACCAGGTACACCAGCGGCTTTTAATTGTGCCGCACGACCACCGTGACCTAATGCGTTTGATTTACCTTCGAACTTTCCTGATTTTTTAGTATCCATTTTAGATATCCTTATTTGTATGATTCTGCTGGAGTTTCAGGCTTACCTAACTTGCCCCAAAACTTGTCTTGTTCAGGTGTTGGTAAACTAGATTCCAACATCCAACATAATTTATGAACTGTCTGTAGGTAATCAGCAACTATGTTCTGTAGACCGTATGCCTTGGCATCTCCAGTTAGTTCAAATACTTCATTGGCACAAGTGATCAAAGTATCTAAATCTGCGTATAGAATTTTGACCATTTCTTCTGCGTTAGGTGCCACTGTTTCATCTTTGATATCAGCTAGAGCAATAATCCTAGCTAGACTAAATGGCACAATCTCACCTAGTGTTTTTAAGCCTTCGGCCAAAGTGTCAATTTCTTCTTGTAGTTCTTCATAGACTTTTTGAAACAATTTATGATTACTATAAAAACCCATACCTTGTACATTCACGTGGAATCCGTGACTCTTAGTGTATAGGATAAAGTTGTTGGCCCAAAGGCGTTTTGTTGAGTCTTCTATTGACATATTATTTTCCTTGAGCTACCCGGGTCATATGATTGTGAACACGGCCTTCTACACCTTTCTTCTTGGCTGTTGAATGAGCTGTGTTTAAGGCGATAGCTACAGCCTGTGCGTGTGGTTTACCTGCGGCCATCTCTGTGGCTATGTTTTGTCCTATGGACTTCGCTGAGTATCCTTTGATAAGTGGCACGGCTATCTCCTTAAATTATTTCTTAGCTTCAAATTGTGGTACTGAAATTGTGGCCATATCAATTGACTTGCTGATCTCACCAGATTCCATTGGACTCCAGCTTGGATTAAAATCGTGTCCTGAACCGATCTTGTTGTCAGTACGAGTTTGAGCGGCTGTGATTTCTGGGATAGCCAGTTTCACATCTTTTGGAATTGAGCGCATACCATCACTGACAGCACTATTTCCGAATTGTTCTTGTTGACTTGCGTTTGGATTTACTCCGTTTGGTAACATTGGCATATTAGCCTCCTTTAGTTGGTTTAAGTGGATTTGGCCCTACTTTCGGTGGCCAGTTTACATACAATGGTTTCTTAACAGGATCCACTCCTGCTGGGAAATTGTATTTCTTTTGAGCGGCGCTTTGTAAGGCACCATACATCTTGTCGCTATTGGGACCATAACTGTCCACAGCCTGTTCAGGCATAATCTCGCCCTTGGTATTCCAGTTAAGAACCTGTGCTGGATTGCCCATATCGGTCTCAGTAAAAGGTTTACCAGGCACAATCATAGGCGCACCTTGACGACCCATAGGTGGTTCATAGTTAGGTCCAGCAAATAGATTCATCTCACTAGCGTGATAGTCTGTTGGAACAGTATTGCCACTGTGGGTATCTATTTGTGTACCAGCACGGATTCGCTCCCGGGCATTTGTTGTAGCATTCTTTTGAGGTTTCATAATTGATTACCTGTGGTCTTGGCACTGGTCTTCATATTCAAGTTGGGCAAGTTCAATGTGGATTTGCCTGTGGGCTGTGAACTTACCTTGATATTACCATATTGATCTACGGTAGCAGGACCTTCAGCACTTGGTTCAACTTCTTGTTGATTATAATTTTCAGTAACCTTAGCTAGTTCTTCAGAAGTAGCACTTGGGCCAGCTTCTTCAATTGATAAATCTTCTGCTAGTAATTCAATCAACTTGCGGTCAATCATAGCCAGTACATCTGGACTTGTAGCAGAGGCCTTGGCCACTTGTAATTTGGTGTATTCAGCGTTCTTGTCCTGGATACCATATGAATCTTGATAACGAATTTCGCCTGTCCATTCGCGAGCTTGGAACCTAGCAAAGATTTCCCACATTTGTTCTTCAGCATCTTCTAAGTTGCCGGCCATCTCAGCCAGTTTGGCATTGAGCAATTGAAATTCGGTTGCCATTGCCACGCCTGATAATAGTTTCTGTCCACTAGCACGAACACTACCAGTATTGGCCATTAGATCAATAGCGGCTGTAGCGTGGTCAATACTTTGATATATTCCGCCTATTTGTGCGCCTGAGGTTTCTAAAAGATATGGTTTTAAGCCTGGATCCAAATTCTCTGGCATAGCAACTATGCTGCCAGCGCCAGCGGAGGCCATAGTTTCATTGGTCTTTACCAACGAAGGGTGATTGTCTAGTCTAATTGCCTGTTCTACTTCACTGAGTTGATTATAGATAAACTGTTGTGTCTTGGCAATATCTTGAATAGCACTAACACCAAAGCCTCTAACAAGACTTTTTTGATTGTAAACAATAACTAGAGGAATAAAGCCCAAGTTATTAGGTACCACAGTTTCAGCTAGTTCTTCGCGGGTATCATAGTTGACTTCGTGTGTGGTGATAGTTTCTGTGGTCCATTCTTTAACAGTCTGTACTGAGCCATTGATCTCTTCCACATATTTCACATAGACTAGTTCATAGCGTCCTGTAACATCACGCTCCCAACGCCAGTCTATAACAACTAGGGGACTTAGAATCGACGCATAAGGTCTAACACCAACAGCTTCTTCATCGGCCTTGGTAATAGCACCTATATCTGGCTTGCTCATTAGGACCCAGCAATGACCAAACACACTTGCCCAGGTTGAAACTTCTTTCATAAAGGCATCAAGGTCGCGGCCATCAAGGTCCGCATCATCCAGAAAATCTAGTGTTTCTGGAAGGCCTTCTAGTGTGCCAAGATCACGCTCGGGTTTTTCCTGGAATAGAAAGCTGTTGTAGACATTGATGACCGACTTACAATGGTTATGAAGAGGAGTTTGCTGTAAGCGTTGTCCATACTCCATATCTGTTTCTAGTTGATATCTAGTGAGCAATTGATAGCGTTGATAATCCTCACCGCCCATATAGCTTACTAATAAGAAGCGCCAGTTGGCACGGTTATAGTTGTAGAATCTGTTGGGACTGGCAATACGCCCCAGCTGTTCATCAACAATTTGAATTATACTCATACTCTCATTCCTTGAATTGTAGGACCTTTGTAGACGCCCTGATGTCCCCAACGCTGTGTAGTCACTGGGAACTGACTTGTATCTCTTCGCACTGGGAACAAATAATCGACCAAATAACCCAGTGCGTCATTCATATGATCGTAACCACTATCCTTGTCAGGCTGTACTGTGCCTTCTTTGTAAGTGTGTCGTTCTAAACTCTCGATAGTGTATTTACACTGATTGGCGATAAAGAGGTGTCTTTTACCGTCAGAACCGCATAGTCTAGAATTCACAGCGTTTATTCTATCTCGCACCTGAGTGTGGCTGTTGGGTGCCTTGACAACGAATCCATTATTACTGAGGATGCTGAGGTCAGTTGCTCCTCCTGCTGATGTCTTACGCTGTCTTGCGGCTGGATCAGGATAGACCCAGATTCGACTCTTTGGATATCTGCTTTTAAGCTCGTCCGCCATCTCCTGCGTGTTGCTACTGAACATTCTAATTTCGTCGACAATATAGAGGTCATCGTTTCTCCTTATGGCTATCACAGCACTCATTGGATCAATGTTAAAGTCCATACCCACATAGATGACATCTGTGTTTACACTTTCAGGCATTGTGTAGGTATTCGCCAGGCGATCAAATGCGTAATAGATACGACCACTGTAAGTTTCAAAGGTGGCCATAAACTCTTGACGAAACTGTCGCTCATCTAGATCACGCATAGCGGCATCTATTTCAGCTTTTGAAACTTGTCCGCCATCTATGGTTGTGTATTGAAAACTCTTCCAAGCGTCAGGAAACTCCTGCTCCATTTGATACAGTTCATAGGCCCAGTTAGTGATACCTTTGGGAGTACCAATGAACATAGCCCGGCCTTCACGGTCAGCTAATGTAGGGCGTAGCACTTCAAAGAACGCTTCTGGATCTACATCGGCAAACTCATCCATAATGAGATAATCTAATCCCACACCACGCAAGCTGTCTTCATTGTCTGCGCCTTTAAGAGCTATGATTGATCCATTTTTGAGCAAGATGCTGAGTTCGCTTTCGTTAGCTTTACGAATCCATTTGAGATCGGTTAGTTTGTTTTTGAGCTTGCGCCAAACAATCATCTTGGCCTGTTTGTATGTGGGAGCCACATACCAAACTTCTTGCTCAGGTACCCGTGCGTGATAGCACAATTCGCGAATAGCCAGGTGAGTTTTTCCAAAGCGCCGACCTGCTACAACAACCTTAAACCTATGGCCATCATTCGCGATAGTTTGTTGTGGAACGCTTAATGTCATCAGTGGAAATATCGGATTATGGTTTCGAGATGGCCGAATACAAGGCTTATTAAGGTAAGAATCGCGCCTCCTAGCCACATACCTTTATTTTTGAACAACATCAGTTCATCCAACTGTTTCATAACTTTGGCGTGGTCTCGGGCATTTTCTTCACGATAATCATCCAACTGTTTCATCATCTTGGTATGGCTATCGTCGAGACAATGTTTAAGATCATCAATACCTTCTTTGAGACTGTCTACTTTTGTTTCAACTACCGCAATGCGTTCAGGTATAGTGGCCATAAATTAAAGGTCGTTGTCTGACCAGGGTAAAGGAGCGTTTGCGGCTGAATCCTGGGGACTGTCGCTTTGGCCCAAGATGTTTTTGCCCAGCCAAATCAACATAGTGGCATTACCGCCCATTGCCACTTTGAGTTGTGCCGCTCTTAAACGGCGCTTAAGTTCCGCGCGGCCTTTTGCTATATAATCCGCAAAGTTGTATTTTAGGGTATCAGGTTTAACTTGAAACCAATCACTCATTTCTTCTAGGGTACAGCCCATAGCGGCCAGCTTCCATACTTCATCAGGAGGTACAACCTTTTTGGTAGCACCTCTGCCCACTACTAGGCCTTCTCTAGTAACTGTTCCCCATTTTGGTTGTTGTCTAGCTTTATATTCCCACTT